TATCTTGGTCTTCGGCGCATACCTTGCGCTCCGCATCCTCATGGGGGGGGGCTTCTAATGATGGTTTGGACATGGATCGCAAAGGCGATCATTCACCTTATCGGCTCCTTCAAGGAAGCTGCGGCTGGCATCGTTGGGCGTGTGCTTGCGACGTTCGGCCTCACCACGGTCACGTTCAATGCCATCCTTCCCAACCTCAAGCAGACGGTAATGCAGTACGTGGGCGGCCTTGATGGCCCCGCGATGCAGATGCTCTCTTACCTCGGCATCGGCACTGTCATGTCCATGGTGCTTTCCGCACTCACTGTCCGGTTGACGTGGAAGGTATTCATTGTTCCCAAGGCCGTGGCCGATCAGCTTGGCGGAGGCGCGTCATGATCTACTGGTATACGGGCCAGCCTGGACACGGGAAGACCCTGCACGCCATTGAGCGTCTCCTTGAGTTCAAGGACCAGGGGCGCATGGTTTACGCCTGTAACATTCGCGAGTTCGACTATGCGAAAACGGGCGTCCTTGAGATGACGCCGGAGCAGTTCCGTGACTGGCCTGCGTTCTTGCCCGATGGTGCTGTTGCGCTTGTCGATGAGGCGTATGAGCATCAGATGCTGCCCAAGCGTGCACCCGGCGCGAAGGTCCCGCACCACGTTGAGCAGCTTGCCAAGCACCGGCATCGCGGCCTTGATTTCATCTTCGTCAGCCAGTCGCCGGACAAGCAGTGCGATCAGTTCGTGCATGACCTGATCGAGCGACATGTCCACGTGCGCCGTCGCTTCGGGACGAAGTTCGTACACCTGCGCGAGTTCGACCGATTTGAGGCCAACGCGGAGAAAGCGATCCCGTTGACTGTCAAGCGCAAGGCGCTGCCCAAGCGCCCCATGGGCATGTACAAGTCGACCGAGCTTGATACCACGCAGGTTCGTATTCCCTGGTACTACATCGCGTTGCCGATTCTGATCGTTGGCGGCGTTGGCCTGATGTATTACGCGTTCGGGCGCATGGGTGGAAGAATGGGTGGCACTGACATCAAACCGGAAATCACGTCTGGACAAGGCGCTGCCGCGCCGCGCGACGGAGCGTCAGCGACGGCGGGCGGGGCGGGTGTGCCCAAGCCCACGACCGCCATTGAGGATTACGTCAAGGAACATATTCCGCGCATCCCATCGCAGCCGTGGAGCGCTCCTGTCTATGACAGCGCCATCAGCGTGCCCAGTGCGGCACCGCGACTGTTTTGCATGTCGTCTGCCGGTGGTTTCAATGCGCAGGGCGCACATGACGATCCCAGCTGTACGTGCCTTACTGAGCAGGGCACGTCATACGATCTCGATGACGCAACGTGTCGATTCGTTGCCCGGCGCGGGCAATACGAGCCATACCGTGATCAGCGCCAAGATCGGTACGTTGATGCCCAGACGCAGATGGATCGAGCTCGGGGTGAAATTGCCGCGCGGGGCAGCGCCGAGCAGGGGGCGACAATTGAACACAGCCAGCGTCCGTTGGGGAGCTTTCCCGAGTCCCCCGGTTATAAGGGCGGCGTTACGGTCCTTGGGGAGGCAAAGCTGTGACCAGTGGCGGACGTGAATTCTTGAAATGGCTGGCCGTGCTGCTGATGACCGGCGATCACGTGGTGACGGCTCTCGGCCTTGGGTACGTGCCGGTGGTATCCGAAGCGGGGAGGGTGGCGTTCCCCGTCTTCGCCCTGGTCATGGGTTACAACCTCGCCCAGCCCGGTGCGGATGCCCTTAAGTCGGTCAAGCGCCTTGCGTTGTGGGGGCTGGTCGCTTCGCTGCCCGCATGCCTCGTGTTTGGCTCGCTGTTGCCATTGAACGTCCTGCTGACGTTCGCCCTTGCTGCGTTGGCGATATGGGCTGTGGAGCGTCGCCTGTGGCCTCTGCTGGCCGTGTGTGCCGTGGCGCTGCCGCCGTTCGTGGATTACGCGTGGCCGGGCGTTTGGCTCGTTCTGGCGGCGTGGGGCTGGTTTCGCCAGCATGGCCGATGCATGCACTGGCTGCTGGGGTCATGGGACTGGCGACGGGCGCGCTTGTACGCCGTCATGCCGATATGGGTCTGGATCGCCATGGGCCTCCTGTGCGTCTACAACGGCAACGGCTGGGCGCTTCTTGCGCTGCCGCTGATGCAGGCCGGGGAATGGCGCTGGCGGGTGCCCAGGACACGCTGGGCGTTTTACGGTTACTACGTTGGGCACCTAACCGTTCTGGCCTTGGTGGCGTGGTCGGCAGGTTAGCTGAGAGACCTCCCGCGTTGCGTTTGGTATCCTCGCGGCCATCAACTGGGAGTGGACATGGATATCCGAGCCGTTGTCGTTTGCGTTCTATTGGCGCTCTCACCGCCTGCAGTGGCCCAGATCCACTCTTCGACCGGCCCTAAGCCCAAGCCGCTCGCTCCTGTGCGGAAGCCGCATCACAATTCGATGGCAAACAGCACAACCCCTTTCAACTGCGAGGATCAGCGGTGGCCTAAACATCCGCATCCTGGCATGAAGGCTTTCTGTGATCGGCTTGAGGCTCGTACGCTTCAGGATGAGGCGCATCGCGCAGGCAGGCCGGGGCCATCTGCGGATGTTGTACGGTTGCCCAGCCTCGGCTCAGATGGCGCACGGCGTTCCGGATTCGCTTGCGTCGGCGGCCAGGCGATGCGTAAGTTGCCTAATGGTTGGGCGCAGGTATCTGCACCTTCCGGTGGCTGGCAGCGCTGCCGAGAGGAGTGACATGGGGGTGTAGGGGCAGCGCCCCTACGGGCAACGCCTTATCCGCGCTTGGGGCGTCGTGGCCCTCGGGACATGTGGACCACATTTGACACCTCGGCGGCAGGACCGGGATCACCCATGCCCAGCCGCCGTTCCCTGCGATTTCTGACGTACTCGCGCAGGTATACGACGCTGGAATCCGTTGTGGCGCAGGGCCTTCCAGCGGTCATCGATCGCGTCGGCCGCGGCCGGGCTTCCTCCATCATCAGCCGCCATTCCCGGGCGATGTTGCAGGTCAGCGACCACCAGGTCATATCGACAGGCTCAAGGCTGTAGCCCTCAGGTGTGAACATGTGACCGGCCTGAAAGCCAAAACCGGCCCAAGGGCCGGTTAGGTTGATGCGGTCGTGCGTATCCATCTCGGTCATGCTGCAATCTCGTCCTTGTTGGGTGTCCGAGAGGGGAAGCAAGAGCCGATCCAGAGCTTGAGCCAGCGCCAGCCGGAGCCCACGAACCGCGAGATGGACCGATATGCCATTTCGCATAATGTATATTATGTTAGATGTCTGCGTCTGCCACTTCAGGTACAGCGGCTTGCTTGGCATCTGCACGCGCTTCCACGGAACACCGGTCAGGTTCAACCCCGTCACTCCCCGCCAACCTGTTCAGATCTTCTAGAAACACATCGCCAAGCCTCGATGCCGTTGTCCAGGCGTCGGTTCGCCATAGAGCCACGCCCGACACTCCACTCAGGATGATGCCCCACAAAGAAGACGCTGACTCAACTTCCAAGTGCAACACCCAAACCAGTAGGGTCTCAGCATGTCCAAGCACTACAACCATTTGAGCGCGGAAGAACGCGCCGTTGTGCAGATCGAGATCCAGGATGGCAAGAGCATGCGATCCATCGCCAGGCGCTTGGGCCGCAGTCCCTCGACCCTGAGCCGCGAGGTGGCCCGGCAAGGTGCGGCGGCGTACAGCGCCACCGAGGCCGGCAAAGCCTATCGCACGCGCCGACTACGCTCTGTCCGGCGTCGCAGGCTTATCGAGGGCAGCGAGCTGTCTGAGTTTGTTCGTGATCACTTGATGCCGTATCGCTGGTCGCCCCAGCAGATTGCTGCCAAGCTTCGCGACATGCACCCGGACGATTCCAGCCAGCGCATCAGCCACGAGACGATTTACGCCAGCATCTATGCCCACCCGCGCGGAGGGCTGAAGAAAGAGCTGGTGGAAGCGCTTCGGCAGAGCAAGCCGAAGCGGGGTCTGCGCCGTACGACGGCAGCCAAGCAGACATGGGTTCCAGAGCAACTGCGTATCGTGCATCGCCCGGAAGAAGTGCAGCAACGACTGGTTCCGGGCCACTGGGAAGGCGACTTGATCAAGGGGGCTTTCAACTGCTCCTGCGTAGGGACACTGGTCGAACCAAAGACGCGTTTTGTGACTCTCTGCAAGATGGACAGATGCACCGCTGACGCGGCACTGGTGGGCTTCAGGCGCCAACTAAAGAAGCTGCCAGAATCCATGCGCACCAGTTTGACCTACGACCGAGGCACGGAGCTGACGTGCTACCCAGAGCTGATGGACCGTCTGGATATCGACGTGTGATTTGCTGATCCGCACGAGCCATGGCAGCCCGGCAGCAACGAGAACACCAACGGATTGCTTCGGCAGTTCCTGCCCAATGGCATTGATCTGTCGAGCGCGAGCCAGGAATATCTCAACCACGTTGCGATGCTCATGAACACACGGCCACGTCAGACGCTGGGCTGGAAGATACCCGCCGAAGTGATGGACAAAGAGATCGCTGAATTCAGATCACGTGTTGCGCTTGCTTCTTGAGACCGCCGAGTGGTCAAGTCATTCATTTGGGATTGCACCATTGCGCCGAGTGTCAACACCGACATCAAAATTAATAGTGCTTCCGTTTCTCAGAAACCGGATTCCCATTGCATTTCCAATATCATTGATTTGGGTGGCATGTCCTCGATCCTTTAAGGACTGATGCAGATATTCTGGCAATGTTTTTTCAACACGAATTTCGCCAAGCTCTTCAATGTACGCAATCTTCGAATAATCGATTGCTTGTTGCATATTCATATCAAATTTTAAAAGATTGAGTAAAATCTGTGCTGAATTTTGATAAATTGTATGGCCCCCTGGCGTGCCAAATGCGGCCCTTGGTAGCGAATCATTGAGGACAATCATTGGGGCGTTGCTGCTAAGCTTGTACCACCCGGCCACTGCATCCATGGGATTGCCTTTAGGCTCAAAGGTTGAGAATGCAAGAGAGTCATTCATCCAGATGCCTGTTCCATCGACTAATACCTTGCTGCCAAACCCGTTCCCAAGCGTCTGCGTGGCACTTACAACATTACCCCATTGATCGGTTACAACAAAGTGTGTCGTACTTTGATTTTCTATTCCTGGTGGCAAGGTGACGCTTGTGGCACTTTCCAGATTGATGAACTTGGCCATCCATCTGAGGAAGTTGCGATCTAGAATCTTTTTTTCTATGACCTCGCGGTTGCCAGGATTGCCAGGAAACACCAGGCGAACTTCGTTTGCAAGCTTCTCGACTTCTGCAAGCGTGTGTAGATACGCCGGTGTGTTGTGACCAATGCGCTTTGGCTCAAATTGATTCATCAATCCCGCGATAAACAGCCCCGCATAGCCATTGCCGGGCATCCCGGAGGTGTAAATATCATAACCATCCATGCGCATTCTAACCGGGTCAAACCACTCTGCCCTGTCCGTACACAAATCATCGCCTGACAAAAATGAACCCACAGCGATCATTTTACGATCAATAAGCTCGGCCAGCTCACCACAATAAAAGTCATTGACACCGTTAACGGCAACCCGTTCCAGCGTTTTTGCTAGGTCATGCTGTACCAATAGATCATTGATCTTCAAGGGCTGCCCGTTACGCCCATAGATAAGTTTGCCCTCCTCCGGCAGGGCATTAAAATATTTCGCGATAATAGATGCGTTGAACGCATTTACTGGAACGCCTGATCGAGCGTAGTTTATTGCGTCCTCAAATAAGTCTGACCACGGAGTTTCGCCATACTCGCGATGTAATTCATGCCACGCATTCAATAAGCCGGGCATGCCAATCGCCTTTGCCCCGGTTCTG